CTACACGGCCGGCTGGCTGGCCGACGACGACGATCATCCCGTGCCTGCGAACCTCGTTGCCCGCATCGCCGACCAGGTGCGGCTGGTCTATTTTCAAGGAAGGCAGAATCCGACGCTTCGGTCGCAAGACGTGCCCGGGGTTTGGTCTGGTACCTACAGCGTCGCAGGCGGCGATACGATTTCGGAAGACGGGCGCCTGACCACGTTGGAGGGCGCGCTGAAGCGCTACCGCGCGCCTTCGAGCTTCGCCTGATGTTCGATAGCTATTCTCCAATGCGGCAGGACGTGGCCGCAATCATCAAGACATGGAACGCTGGCTCCGTCACGTTGACGCGCTCGACGCGGGCAGCGCCGGAGCCGGAAACTCCCTACGTTCCGGGCGACGTCACGGCCGTCGATGTCTACACCTTGGACGCCAGGGTCGACGGCGTCGCCGCTGAGTACGTTGATGGTACAACCATTCGTGCGACCGACCGGATGGCGATCGTTTCGCCGAAGGCGCGGCTCGCCGGCGCCGTTGTCGATGTCGTGCCGAGAATGTCGGACACCCTGTCGATCGATGGCGCGCCGGTGGTGGTCAAGAAGATCGAGGCCGTTCCGGCGTCAGGCCCGGCGGCGCGGTTCCACATCTTCATCGCATCGTGAGGCGGTCATGACTGATCGGTTCGCCGCCCAGATTGCCGATTGGACCAGCAAGGCCGAAGCGCGTCAGACGGAAGTGCTGCACCAGGCTGTTCGCCTGCTGGTCGAAGAAGTGACGCGGCCGGAGAACGCCGGCGGCCACATGCCGGTGTTGACAGGCAACCTGCGCAATTCGGTGGCCGTGTCGACCACCGGTCCCGTGACCTACAGCTTCAAGACCAAGAAGTTCCGCGACCCGTCTGATGCCGTGAACAACGCGATCGCCGGCATCGAGGTCGGCAAGGTCGCTTATGTCGGGTTCCGTGCGCCGTATGCCCACAAACGCGAGGCCGATCACGCCTTCGCCCGGCTGGCAGCGCAACGCTGGCCGCAACTCGCAGTCGAGGCAACGAAAAGAAGCGGTGGCCGGTAGAGATGCCGACCATTGAGGAGTCCATCGAGGCCGCCCTGTTCGGTTACGTCGCCGAGCGGGAGTTCGTCGAGGACATCCCGCTGGCGTGGCCGAACGTAGACTTCACGCCGCCGGCCAACGGCTACGTCCAAGTGCAGCATTTCGTAAACAGCACGACGCGTCTCTTCCTGAAGGGAAGCGCCCCGCACCATCGGCAGGGCATCCTGCAGCTCACCGCGCTGACGCCGCTGAACGCTGGCGCGTCGGCTGCAACCGCTCTTGCCGGCCAGATCGCCGAGCAGTTCCCAGCCGACCTCGCCTTGTTCGGCGATGGCGTCAAGGTGCGCATCCAGCGGGTGCCGGATGTCAGTGCCGGCGACAAGACCGAGGACGGCGTCTGGTGGGCCGTGACGATCGGAATCCGATACGAGGCATTTGCCTGAGAATTCCCGGCGCGACCGGGATTACCGCCCCGTCCTGAGCGGGGTCCTCTCACGCCATGGAGACCCCCAATGGCTGTCAACACGACGGCGGGTGCACGATTCTACATCGGGCCCGTCACCAACACCGACACGTTGAATGCTCTGGACGATGCGGCAGCGCTGGAGTTCTTCGAGGACATCGTCGAAGGCGACTGGGACGAGATCGAAGAGGTCGAGAGCCTCGGAGATCTTGGCGACAGTTCCGAGGTGGCGACGTTTGCCTCCCTGCGCGACAGCCGGACACGAAAGTTCAAGACGACGCGCGATGCCGGCACGATGGCCGTGGTCGTCGGCGTCGACGAACTGGACGACGGGCAGATCGCGATGGTCGCCGCCGAGAAGACGAAGTTCAACTACGCCTTCAAGGTCGTTTATGCCGATACCCGAGGCGAGGGCTATTCGCCGACGACCGATTACTTCGCCGGCATGGTGCTCTCACGGCAGAAGAACATCGGCGATGTCCAGGCCATCACGAAGCGCACCTTCAATGTCGCCGTGAACAGCGCGGTCTACACCGACGCGACTGATCCGACCGGCTCCTGATCGACCTCGCGCGCGCGAGAGGGGCCGCCGCTTCCCGCCGGGGTCGCGGCGGCCCCACCCCGGCATCCCGGCAACCGGCAGGATCACCAATGGCAGGCTTCAACCTCGACGACTTCGCGCTGCAAGACGAATCCAACCTCGATCTCCGGAACAAGTTCGGCGAGCCCTCGGGATGGATCTGGACCCTCGCCGGTCCCGGTCACCCGGCGACCGTGGCGGCCGACGAGCGACTAGCGAAGCGGAATCTCGCCATCCAGGACGAGCAGGAGAAGGCCCGGGTGAACGGGCGGAAATGGAAAGGGACCGGAGATTCGGTCGACGATGTCCGCGAGCGGAACATCGACTATATCGTCGCCAGGCTGCTGCGGTGGAGCGACGGCATGACGGTCGAGGGTTCACCGTTTCCGTGCACGCCAGAGAACGCTCGGAAGGTTCTGCTCAATCCCGGCCTAGGCGTGTACGAGCAGGTCAACACGTACCTGCTGGACGAGAAGTCTTTTACGCCGCGCTCGCCGAAGACCTGACGGTCTACGCCGAGCGCTACTTCCATCTCGCGGCCGCAGACGGCAACGAGACCAGGCAAGACACCCTGCGCCGGAGACTCGAGCGAGCCGAGCGCAAAGCCAATCTCCGACGCATCGCCGAGCTCGAGGCCGAGCTTGCAACGCCACCATTCCCGTCTGCGCTCGACTACCTGTGGCATTCCTACCTTCGGCTTCGCCGTCGAACCGCCATGGGCTTCGCCGGGCCGCAGCCGATCGGCTGGCAGGACATCGACGCCTTCATGCGGCGCGCAGGCCTCACTTTTGCGCCGTGGGAAGTCGACCTGATCGAGCGGCTCGACGACATCTACCTCCGCCCGGCGTCCGCACCGGCGCTGCCAGACGGCCAGGCCGTTACGGTGGCGGCTTCAATCGGGGATTCGGCGGGTGTGCGAGCCGTGCTCGGGTCCGTCGGCAATCGGCGCTACGTGAAACGCAAGGGAGGGTGAACGATGGCCGAGATCGCCGCGCTCAACCTCGCCGTCAATTCCGACTCGGTGAAGCAGGCCAGCGTCGAGCTCAAGACGTTGGGGCAGTCGGCAACCGCCGCCGAGAGGGCTGCGCAGCGCTGGGGCACAACCGCGGATTCCGCCGCTCGCTCGACCGACGACTTCTCCCGCCGCGTCCAGGGCACGATCAAGCAGCTCGAGTTCGAGCGCACGCAGCTCACCCGCACCGCCGCCGAGCAGCAGAAATACGCCGCGCTTCGCCGGGCCGGCGTGTCGGCGATGTCGGCCGAGGGTCAGGCGATCGCGGCGTCCGTGGCGGCCCTGCAGGCGCAGCGCGCGGCGGCGAAGGGATCGGCGGAGGCGACGACGCTTACCGGTACGGCCGCGAAGGCGGCAGTGGCGGCCGGCAGCAATCTTGTCGGGCACCTGAAGGTGCTCGCCGCCGCTTATGTCGGCGTCGAGGCCGCCCGCAAGATCTGGGAAGCGGGAATGAGAGCGGCCGATCTCGGGGAGCAGGCCGAGCAGATCGGCGTCGCAGTCGATCAGCTGCAAGCGTTTCGGTTCGCCGGTGCGCAGGCCGGCATCGAGTCCGAGCAAATGGACACCGCGCTCACAAAGCTCGCGAAGTCCATGGGCTCGGCCGCAGATGGCAGCAAGGAAGCTATCGAGCGGTTCCAGCAGCTCGGCGTGAAACTGCTCGACGCACGCGGCGAGCTTCGCCCCGTAGCAGATGTTCTGCCGGAGGTGGCAAAGGGAATTCTGAATATCGGGTCCAGCTCTCAGCGCACCGCGGTTCTGATGGACCTCTTCGGCCGCAGCGGCGCCAAGATGACCACCGTGCTCGAGGAATTCGCGAAAGGCAGCGATGCCGTCGTCGAAAGCGCTCGCGGCCAGGGCGCGATCCTCGACAAGGATGTGATCGACGCCTGGGATCGAGTCAGTGACGCGATGGTGCGCGCCGGTCTCGCTGCCGATGTCACGAACGCCAAGCTGGGCGCGCCCATCGCCACAGCGGCACTGGAGAAGGTCGAGCAGGTTCTCAGGTCGATCAACGGCTTGATGGAGCAGATCAACAGCAAGCAAGGATTTTGGGCCTCGGTGTTGGAGGAGTCGCGCCGGATCGGGCGCATCGGCAGTGGACCGGGCGCGCTGCGGCTCGAAACGCCGGACGAACAGGCGGCGCGTCGGCGAGAGGAGCTGCAGGCAGAGCTGAAAGACCCGCGAAACGCCGGTCGTGAGGCGATGATCCAGGCCGACATCGATCGGCTTCGCAGCCAACAGATCGTTGCCGCGCAGTTCTATGCCGAAGACGCGGCGGGCGCCGCGAGCCATGGCGTCCGTGCTCCGGTCATCCCCGTCTCTACCGGTGTTCGCAATCCGACGCCGAAGGGCGCCGGCGACGCCGAGGCGAAGGCCTACCAGAAAGTCATCGACAGCGCGAAAGACTACATCGCGACGAAGCAGGCGGAGACCGCCGCGATCGGCTTGGGCGTCGAGGCCGCCGCGCGTCTGAAGCACCAGACCGAGCTGACGTCGAAGGCGACCAACGACAACACCAAGCTCACGGCAGCCCAGGCTGCACAGATCAAGGCGCTGGCGCAGTCGATGGCGGAAGCCGACTCCAAGTTCGCGACGGCGAAGTTCATGGACGACGCCGCCACGAAGTCAGCCGAGTTCGTGAAGCAGCAGGAGATCGAGCGCGACACGCTCTGGATGTCGGCCGAGGCCGCCGATGCCTATCGCATCGCGCAGGGCTACCTCAATGACGCCAAGTCGAAGGGCATCGAGTTGTCGGCCGCCGAGAAGGCTGCGCTGCAGGATCTGGCCGCGCAGCAAGCGGCCGCGGCAGCAAAGACGCGCGAATCGAAGGAACTGTACGACCTCGCGAGGGATTCCTTCACTGGCTTCTTTGCCGACATCCGCCAGGGCCTGACCGAGGGCAAGTCGGTGTGGGAGACGTTCGGCAACGCGGCGACGAACGCGCTCGACAAGATCGCGAGCAAGCTGCTCGACATGGCGGCGCAGCAGTTGTTCGAGCAGGCGTTCGGAGGCGGCGGCCCAGGCAGCAACGGCGGTTTCCTCGGAAGCGCGCTCGGCTGGCTCGGCAGCGCCATCGGTGGCGCGTTCGGCGGCGGTGTGAGTGCCGGCAGCGGGACGGTCTTTGCCAAAGGCGCCGCGTTCGATCGCGGCAACGTCATCCCGTTCGCCACCGGCGGCATCGTCGGCAGCCCGACGTATTTCCCTATGGCGGGCGGACGCACGGGCTTGATGGGCGAGGCCGGCAAAGAGGCGATCGTCCCGCTGCATCGCGGTCGCGACGGCGGCCTCGGCATCAGGATGACCGGCAGCCAGATGCAGGCGCAACAGCAGCAGTCGCAACGGGTCGACATCCACCTCATGAGCGACATGCTCGATGCCCGCATCGCCGCCGGGGCCGACGTCCGCATCGTCCGCGCCGCCCCGGCGATCGAGGGTCGCGCCGTAAAGCGTGCCAACAAGGCCGTGCCCTCCGTGGTGGCGCGGGACCATCGCGACAGCGGCGGGGACTACCGGACCAAATGAGCGAACCCCTGATCTGGCCGAGCCTGCTGGTCCCCGCGCAGATCGAGGTCAACCCGACCCCGTTCAGCCGGTCGGGCGGCGTCTCGCTCGGCGGGCTGGAACGGGTCATCCGCACCGATCGCGGCTGGTGGGAGGTCGCCTACAAGGGCGTCGCGCTCTACGATGACGGACAGCGCCGAGCCTGGAACCGGCTGCGGGTCTCGTTGAGCGGCATGGCCGGCTCGGTGGCGGTCCCGATCTGGTCGTTCGACTCCGCGCCCTGGCTGCCGGGCACCGTCAACGGCAAGTTCCTGACGCCGCATTCCGACGGATCGCCGTTCAGCGACGGCAGCATGTACAGCCAGCCCGGCATCGTGGTCGAGATGGCCGTGGCGGCCGAGGTCGGCGACACTTCGGTGGCTCTGCGGCTGGTCTACGGCATCGAGGAGCTGGCCGGGACGAGGTTCAGCTACCAGCACGCACTCTATGAAACCGGGCGGGTGATCTCGATCGTCGACGATGTCTGGACGATCTCGGTGTTCCCGGCGATCCGGGCCGACATCCCCGTCGACGCCGCGCTCGAGTTCGACCTGCCGACGTGCCTCGTGCGGTTGGCCACCGACCGCGAGATGGATGTGAGCCTCACCGCCGGAAGCTTCGATCGAGCCGATGTCAGCTTCACGGAAGATTGTGCCCACTGGAACGACCTGGCGGTCGCGTAGGAGACGGCATGTCAAAATCGAATGCATTCGAGACCGACTTCCTGCGCCTCATCTTCAACGCCACGGCGATCGCCAACATCGCCGACAACGCCGCGTCGTCGCCGCTCACGAACCTCTACGTCAGCTTGCACACGGCCGATCCCGGCGAGGCCGGCGACCAGACGACGAACGAGATCAGCTACACCGGTTATGCCCGCCAGGCGGTGGCCCGCACCAGCGGCGGCTGGACGGTCACCGGCAACAGTGTGAGCCCGGTGGCCTCGATCGATTTCCCGGTGTCGAGCGGCGGCGCCGGCGGTACCGTAACCCATGCCGCCGTTGGCACGGCCAGCGCGGGCAGCGGCAAGCTGCTGTGGTCCGGCGCGCTCAATGCCTCGTTTACCGTCGGTAGTGGCGTCCAGCCCAAGCTCGGCACTGGTTCCACCATCACCGAAGACTGACCGTGGCGCTCACCATCACGAACGAGGCGTCGGCGAACGACACGGTGTCCGGCGCTACGCTGGCTCTCACCGTCACGGCGGCGGTCGGCACCTTGCTCATGCTCGGCGTCGCGGCCGACAATGCCGGCACGGCTGGTGCGGCGTCGCTCTCGTCCAGCGTCACGGACAGTGCCGGCAATACATGGACCAACCAGAGCCTCCTCAATCGGACAAACGCTGGTGTCGCGTCGGACGGCATCACCCTCGGTATCTGGACTTGTATGGTGACGACGGCACTCGTCGCCGGGACCGTTACCGTCAACTTCTCGCCGAGCACGGCTTCTCGCGCGGCCATCATCAAGAAGGTCACGCCGGCCTCCGGCGAAATGGTCCTGATCGCGGGCGTCGGAGCCGGAGCGACGGGCGGCGCGACGACCTGGGATGCGCCGACCGTCTCGGTCACGAACGGCGACACCATCGTCGGCTTCACCGCGCTCGAAGCCACTTCCGCCGGCTCCGGTGACAGCGACACGACGAACGGCAACTGGTCGACGGCTTACACCGCGGTTGCCAATACCGGCACCACAGGCACGTCGGCCGGGGTCGGTTCGCAGCACAAGACGGTCAACGCGACCGGCAACCAGACATACGGCTCGACCAACGCCAGCGCGCGCGATTTCGCCATCAATTACATCGTCCTGTCGCCCCTGACGGTCACGCTCGGCGCGGCTGGTGTTGGAGCTGCCAGTTTCGCGGCGACCGCGCCCGCCGTCGGAACCTTCGCGGCGGCGGGCGTCGGCGCCGCCACCTTCATCGCGACCCGATCCCGCACCGGCCTCCTGCGCGCGACGGGCCGGGGTAGCGTCCGCTGGATCGGTGCGACGCCCAAGGCGGCCGGGCCGCGGCTACGCTCGCTGCGTATCCTGGTGCGTGTCGATTGGGCTGACGGCGAGATTGAGACGACGCGCCTATGGGATGGTGGCGGTCCGTGGGTCGACGCCGATGGGAACGTCTGGCTTGGGGCCGGCTCGTTCGGCGACCTCGACGAGATCGAGCAGGCCATCAATGGCGAAGCCGCGACCCTCAACATGACGCTGAGCGGTGTCGGCAGTGCGGAATCCGACCTGGTGTGGCTGGCCTACACCGACGACGAGGTGATCGGTTCGGTCGTTACCATTCAGCTTCAGCCTTGCGACGCCGACGACCAGCCGGTCGGAAGCCCGGAAACCCGCTTTACCGGCACCATCGACGACATCTCTTTCCGTGACGCAGTCGTGGACAAGCGGCGCGTCTCTACCATCGAGGTCGCGGTGGTGAACAAATTCACGGTGCGTCGCCTGGCAAGCGGCGCGGTGCTGAGCGATGCCGACCAGAAGGCCCGCTCGGCGATCCTCAATCCAGAAGCCGAACCCGACCTTTTCTGTGAGCGGGTGCCCCAAATGCTGGATCGCTCGATAACTTGGCCGCGGTGGTCCTAGCGGATCTCGACGCCTTCCTGGCGGCGAATGGCGCGAAGCCATGGGCATGGGGCGTCCACGACTGCTGCATGGTCTTGGCGGACTGGTTGGTCGAGAACGGTCACGCCGATCCGGCGGCGAGCTGGCGTGAGGCCTACCGCACCGAGGCGGAATGCAAGGCGATCGTGCAGGCGCACGGTGGACTGGTCGCGATCATCGACGCGTTGGCTGCGGCGGCTGCGCTCGAGCCCCTGAGCGTGCCGGTTCGTGGCGCCGTGGGGGTGATAGACGGCTGCAGGGGCGTCTTCGATCAGCAGTGGGGCGCACTCTTCGATGGTCGCCGGTGGCAGGTGCGCAGCGCTCGCGGCTTCGTCGGATTCACGGTGTCACGGCCAGTGCTCGCCTGGAGAGTTTAATGGCACCTGCCGTCCCGATTCTGATTTCGCTTGCCATCAGCGTCGCGATCTCGGCCGCGATTACCGTGGCGAAGATGCTGCTCTTTCCGCCGCAGCGTCCGCAGCAACGGCAGCAGGAAACCCCCACCGCAGCGGACGGCAAGTTCAACCACAAGGAAAACGTCCCCTCGCTCGCGGTTGTCCTTGGCACCGCGAAAAAGGGCGGTGACTACGTCCTCCTCGAGGAAACCTACGGCCAGGCCTTCCACGCCATCGTGTGGGCGAGCCACCGGATCGAGGGCTTCGTCCAGCACTACCTGCACGATGAAGCCGTCACGCTCGACGAGGACGGCTTCGTCGTGGATCCGACTCACTTTGGAACCGCGGTGAAGATCGAGACCCGGGTCGGGCTGAACGCCGAGACGGCCTGGGCC